CGCCAAATCAGACAACCCTTTAACCCCTAAGAAATAATGGACTTTAATTTTCAGGATTTATTAGACGAGCTAAGCCTAGAAGAGCTTAAGCGATTTAAGCACGCTCTCGGAGCTTATTACGAGCGTAGAGTACGAGAACGTCAGCAAGACATAAAAGACGCTCAGAACGCCTTAAAACAGCTTTTAGATGACTGATTCACTAATCCCCCCTTATCAAGATATAAAGAGAGGAGCCGTCACTAAAAACGAGCTAGACAAAATCAACACAAAGCTCACATTTTGGCTCGGCTATATCGAGTATAGGTCAAAGCAAAATTGGAGAGGTCAGGACAGCTCTTACATAGAGACCGACCTACAGAACATTCTTATCAGGATGAGGAATGATTTAATCACTAACGAGTCCCCATTCTAATTGTAAGTAAAATTTATAAATTTCGTTTAATAATCAGGGGGCTAAACACCCCCACAAATAATCAAAAGATGGTATCATCTAAAATCAAAAAAATAACCAAGACGAACAGCACTTGGGAAGGACAATCAGGCACGATGTACGATTACGACATCGAGATGGAGGACGGAGCTAAGGGCGTAGCCTCAAGCACATCTCCCGAAGCCCCTCCGTATGGAGAAGGTGATGAGGTAGAGTACACCTCTAAGACTAATAAATGGGGAACAAAGCTCAGCATTAGAAAGTCAGGCACGTTCTCAGGAGGCGGAGGCTTCAAAGCTGACCCTGCAAGAGAGACAATCATTACGAACTCGTGGGCTATTGGAACGGCTGTCAATATCATCGGGGTTTGTCCTGAGGAGCAAAGCTATGAGCAGTATGTAGAGGCTGCAGGATTGGTCGCTAAATTGTTAATCTACAAACGTGACAACCTATGAGTTTAGAGAGCATAAAAGCCTACATCAATATCGTTGACGAGGTGAAGCCTTTAGAGCGCAAAATAATCGAGCTGCTTGCATCGGGGGGATTTGCCCTCCGACAAGTCTCTCAAAAGCTCTATATGCCTCTCCAAACAGCCTCAGCTAGACTGAGCGAGCTTCACGACAAAGGTATCATTGAGCAGAGAGGAAAAAAATACTATCTCACGTCAGTCGATAGAATACAAGAGGTCAAAAAGAACCGAGAGAATCTTAGATTCGACAAATGGGTCAAGCTAGGAGAGAAGGAAAATTTCTTTTCTAAGCTCGAAGCCCAAAAGCTAGACGAGTATTTTGATAGGTCGGGAAAGCCCCGACACAAAGAAGAGGATATTCCTCAATCATCACTTCCATTTTAAGAAAATATGGCACACATTAAAAACGACTTAAAAAAGTTTATCAAAAAGCACTACGGCACTCAAGCGAATTGCGCTCGTCAGTTAGGCGTGACAACTATGTCCGTCCACAATTGGCACACTCGCAATCCTAGAGGAATGCTTAAGTACGCTCCTGAGATTGTATCTCAAGTGAATACGACTTGGACTCAGCTATCAGCAGAAGTCCTTGCAAGAGAATCAGAATTGAATCAATAATCAGAGGGACACCCCCCTCATAAATTTTAACTTATGGCTAAGAAAGCTAAACAGCCTCAAGAGGCAAAAGAAGTTCAAGCTCCTAAGAGAGTACAACTAACAATCAAGACCCTAAAAATCAAAACGGGTGATTGGATAAACACGGGCAAAGGATGGAAACAATCTGTGTCAGACGCTTATCGCAATAACGACGGAATCATTTGCGTCGAGATTGACGGATGGGGAGAGTGGCAGTGGATGTCTAACGACCAATCTGTCACGATAGAACGCTAATCAAATGAGACAAGAACTGACTCCACTATCATACAGCTCCTTAAAGGAGTTTATGAAGTCTCCATCTCACTTCTTAGCATATAAGAACAGAGAGCTAAAGGAGACCCCTGCGATGAGGTTCGGGACGGCTGTTCATTCAGCTATCCTTGAGCCTCAGAAATTTAAATCAGACTACGATAAGACAGACCTGAGGAGGAATACTAAAGCCTACAAAGAGCTTGATGACTCTAAGCTGTGGCTAAGCTCCTCTGAATGGTCGTCTATCGAGGGAATCAAAAGAAGTATATCTCGCAACGTAGCTGCCTCTGACGAGCTTTCTAAATGTGCTCACTTCGAGCAAGAGGTTAAGGGAGTAATCAAGGGCGTAGAGTTCAGAGGATTCGTGGATGCGATGAGTCAAGACACAATCATCGACCTCAAGACTACTCAAGACGCCTCCCCTGACGGCTTTGCTAAGAGCGTGTACAATTTTAACTATCACCTACAAGCTGCTATTTATTTAGAGCTGACGGGAGCTAAGAAATTCTACATCCTAGCAGTCGAGAATCAGTCTCCCTATCCGTGCACAATCTACGAGCTTTCTCAGGAGGCAATAGACTCAGGACGAGCGATGCTTGAGAAGGGGATTGCTCTGTTCAAGGATTGGGACGGAATCTCAAGAGGTTACGAGAATCACAACTTCCTTAAGTTAGACCTCCCTCGATGGGCTAAGTGATGGAGAGGCAATTTAAAGGCATTTGGATTCCTGCTGAGATTTGGCTCAATAAGAACCTATCAGCGATTGACAAGATACTTCTAGCTGACATCGACAGCTTCACGGGTAACGGAAAGCTCTTCTACAAGAGTAACGCAACTCTGTCGAGAGAGCTAGGGGTATCGGAGTCAACGGTTAAGAGAGCTTTTAAGGCACTTTTAGAGCAAAACCTTATCCGAGTGTCAGGAGGGACTAGAAAGCGTCTCTGTGAGTCTCTAAATAGCTCCTATGAGGGTCATTCTGATTCTTATTCAGGTCACATTGAACCTAATGAGGGTCAAAATGAACCTTCTGTAGGGTCAAAATGCCCCCCTACTAATACAGAGACTAATCAATCTACTAATCAAATAGACTATCCATTTGAGGATTCTAAATTTAAGGATGCTTGGAGAGAGTGGATTGAGGAAAGGAAAGCTAAACGGATTCGGAAATACACACCGAAGGGAGAGCAAGGTGCGCTCCATTTACTACAGAAGGAAAGTAACAATGATTGCGAGACAGCAATTAAGATGATACACAACGCTATCGCTAGAGGATGGCAAGGAATCTACCCACTAAAAAATGACAAAAGAAATTCAAATAAAGGCTTCGATAGCTCAGAGTATAGCTCTTATATCAAGTCCCTCAGCTAATAAGCTGACCCCTGCTCAGGCGTGGCATAACGGTTGCAACGTCAGGAGCGCATTTAAAAACGAGCCTCAGCTTACTCACGTCGCTCTGATGAGCTTGCTCAAAGATGCTATCGAGTATCTAGACTATAACAAGACAATCTCAGGAACTCAAAACTTTATCGATGCGGTAGACTACCTCGTCGAATGGTTTCCTGCTATGAAGGTCGAAGAGTGGAAGGTCATTACGCAAAGGCTTAAAGCGGGTTACTACGGCAACCGATATGAGAGGCTTAAGCTCCCTGAACTCGTGGAGATATTTAAGAAGTACGAAGGAGAGAGAGCTGAGATGATGGAGCGAGATATACAACGTCAAAAGCACGAGCCACCTACCCCCCTCACAGAAGAGCAAAAGCACATCTTTAAGAGGTTAATGAATGAGCTAGACCTACCAAAGGACGACACCGATGAGAGGGGGAGATGGAAGTGGATAGTACATCCAAACTCAGAGACCGATGATTGAGTTAAAACACATTGATTGTATGGAATACCTCAAGACGTTAAAAGACAACGCTTTTGACCTTGCTATAGTAGACCCGCCTTATGGAATTGGTGCTGATAAAAAAAACAGCGTGAAAAAAATACAATCTAAAAAGTCAAGCGCATTAAGTAAGGATTATGGGGGTCAAACTTGGGACAAAAATATTCCTTCTCTTGATTATTTTGTTGAACTTAAAAGAGTTAGTAAGAATCAAATAATTTGGGGGGTTAATTACTACCCTTATGATTTACTTTGTGGAGGGAGAATATATTGGGATAAGTGTGTAACGATGCCAACTTACTCAGACGGAGAACTTGCTTATTGCAGTTTTATAAACTCAATCAAGTCGTATAAATTCGCTTGGCACGGAATGATTCAAGGGGATATGAAAAATAAAGAAGTCAGAATACACCCAACCCAAAAACCCGTTAAGCTCTACGAGTGGCTTTTGATGAATTACGCAAAAGAAGGAGATAAAATATTAGATACTCATTTAGGTAGTGGCTCAATAGCTATAGCCTGCCACAATCTAGGTTTTGATTTAGTAGGGTGCGAGCTAGACAAAGAATACTTTGAAGGAGCTTGTAAGAGATTAAAACAACACCAATCACAGCGAACAATTTTTGACGACCTTAGAGACTATGACAGAACAAGAGACGATTGATTTAATTAACACCGAGAAGGGGACGTGGCTTTCTAAATTAGGCTTAGACGATTTTTGCTCCTACGATGCTGAGGATGATTTTTACATCGCTGAGGTAAAAAACAGAAGAGACTACTATCCGACCAAGATGATTGAAGCACTTAAGCTCTTCACTAACTACCACAAGGCTCAAAAGAAGGGCAAGAGCTTTCTGTATATTGTGACAGATAAGTCGGGCTTGTACGTCTTTAATATCAGCAGAGTCATCGATGAGGTACTTCAAACGGGAATCAAAAAGACGAGACAACCCTCGACGACGGACTTCGGGGACGATAGAAAGATTCTAAAGTATGTGTACTATATACCTGAGGCTCTAGCGATATTCACAAAAGATTTTTGAATAACTTTTTTATCAACACGCTAAGGATGAGCGTATCTTGAGAGGCAATGGCTACCCCCCGACAGAAACTCATCAAACAGCTAGACAGCATCTTCTCAAAGTTCATAAGGATGAGAGACGCTGATGAATCGGGGATGGCAAAATGCTTCTCGTGTGGAGCTGTTAAGAAATGGAGAGAAGGTGACGCAGGGCATTTCATTTCGAGAGGAAAGATGAGCACTAGATACGATGAGCAAAATGTACACTTTCAGTGTAAAAAATGCAACATTTTCCGAAATGGAGAGCAGTATCTCTATTCGCTTGCTTTAGATAGAACATACGGAGAGGGAACAGCCGAGAGAATCTACATAGAATCAAATCAGACTAAAAAGATAAGTTTAGGAGAGCTGAGGAAGATGATTAAACACTATAACCGACAAGTTGACGAAATCACAAAACAGAAAGGAATTTGATTTGTGGCTTGAAGCCAACTATCAAGAACTCGTGAATACCGCTAGGGGGATTCACAGAGACCCTTGCGACCTTGTGCACCACACCTATCTCAGAATCATAAAGCTCAGAGGAGTAAATTTAGAGAAGGTTCTTATCCGTCCTGAGGGATATTTTAGAAGGGCTATGTTTATCGAAGCGACAAGAGGGGAATTTAAAAAGGACTACATCCTGCTCGAAGCTCCTAAAGTAGAAATCGAAACTCCAAAGAATGACCTTGAGCACGCCTTCCTCTTAGAAAATTTTGAGCTTGCAACGGATAGGCTCTCCTGGTTCGATAGGACAATTCTTAAGCTCTATTGTGACGGATGGAATCTCACTCAAATAGCTCGTGAGTCGGGCATCAATCCGAGCACATTTCACACCTCTCTTCATAGGTCACGAGAGAAGCTAAAAGTCCACTTTTCAGATTATTATGTTAAATAGAAACTATGCTCTGTATTATCAACAAAATTAGGCTTTTCAACGAACTCAAAAAAGTAAGGGTAACATACCTTAGAGAGGAGATAATCGATTCTAGCCCCCTTAAAACGCCTTAGACGATGTTTTTCATTTCAGCACAAAAACGCTCAAATCGACTCCATATTTGCAAGGAATGCGAGCACTTTATTCCCTTAACGAAGAGCTGCGGAACGCTCGGAATTGGGAGCGAAATTAAGGACGAAAATGGAGACGCTGTGAAGCTGTGCGGATGCGTTATGCCGATTAAAACGAGACTCAAAATTGCATCCTGCCCCCTTAAAAAATGGACAAGCGAAATCAGCAAAAAAGAGATAGAGCAGATTAAGAACATACTCAAAGACGTGGAGGGAAAGACTAAGATAACGGGCTTTCAAAATCAGAAGATAACGGAGCTTTGGAATAAAGCCTCAGGAGCAAATCGCAAAGTTAGCTCGTGCAACTCTTGCGTAAATAAGATGATTGATGAACTTAAACAATTTATAAAAGACGATGACTAATCTATACTTAAAAATCGGACGCCTCGCTGAGGAGAATCCGTGCTATCAAAAAGAGACCCTTCTTAATCAATGCAAAAGAGGCTGTGTTAAGATTGGAGTCGATTGGGAAGAGGTGCAAGCCGAGAAGAGGCTCGGATATGTAGTGGACGCCAAGAGACTCTGCTGTATGTATCTAAGGGATAAAGGATGGGGACTTCAAGAGATAGCCGAAGCTGTCGGACTAACGAATCACACCTCAGCACACTACCACCACAGACGAGCTAAGGAGCTGATAAAATTTGACCCCCCATTTAAGAAGAAATACCAAACCTTTATACAAGCCTAACGATGACACCAAGAAGAGCCAAGAGATACCTGAATCAGTCTAAGGATTGGTTATTATTTGCGGAAGAGATACAGCCTAATAACGAACACAGCTTTCGAGTGATAATGAGTAGAGAGGAGGCGTGGGAAATCCTGCTTAACCTTGCCTGCTCAGAGTACCCGATTAGGGAGACGCTTAGAGAGATTGTGCGACTAGCCGACGAGCATCAAGAGCAAAATCAGCAACCCCCCGAATAAGACAATCCTAAGGAATAAGATAAGAGAGCGTTATATAGATAAGACACAATAATCTCAAAGGACAATTCAGATGACACAATCGGACAAAACAGACACTAAAAAAGAGGATTTAATACTAGCCCTCACTAAATCGCTAGGAGTCGTTTCAACGGCTTGTAAAAAAGCGGGAGTATCTAGGGACTCTCATTACAGATGGATGAAGAGTGACCCTGACTACAAGAGGAAGGTAGTTGAGCTTAGAAACGTAGCTCTAGACTTTGCTGAGACCCATTTATTCCAACTTATCAGAGAAGGGAATCCTGCAGCTACAATCTTCTTTCTAAAGACTATAGGAAAGGGTAGAGGCTACATCGAGACCCAAGATTTACAAGTGACAGAAAAGAAGCCTCTAACGTGGATGAATGAAGTAACCAAAAAGCAAAAGCTCGGCAAAAATTAAGACTAATATGAATGAAGCAATATATCACGCTCTAGGCATATGCGGAGAGCACTCACACCCTAATCTTTTGAACGTATCTCTAATCGTATTGATAGGGTATGTCATAATTAAATCGAGACGCAAAATCAAGGCTTGAGACAACCGTCGACATACTACCACGCATCAGAATCAGGAGCAAGGATTCAGGTGCATCAGGGAGGCTCTCGAAGTGGAAAGACGTGGAGCTTACTACAGCACATCATAGACTTCTGTTATCACAACGAGGACGCTGGTGCGGTCGTCACTATATGCCGTAAGACATATCCAGCTCTAAGGGCTTCGGTGATGAGGGACTTCTTTACAATCCTAGAGCAACAAGAAATCTACATCCCCTCATTACATAACAAGTCACAAAGCCTCTACAAGCTATTCGGAAACATCGTAGAATTTATAAGCCTAGACCAAAGCTCAAAAGTGAGAGGACGTAAGAGAGACCTCCTATTTATCAATGAGGCAAATGAGCTAACCCTTGAGGATTGGAGGCAGCTCATCTTAAGAACAACGGGACGCATCATCATCGATTTTAACCCCTCAGATGAATTTCACTGGATTCACGATTCAGTCATCCCAAGAGACGACTCAGACTTCTTTCAAACAACCTACAAAGACAACCCATTCTTAGAGCAATCTGTCATCGAAGAGATAGAGAGATTTAAGGACGTCGATGAGAACTTTTGGAGGGTCTACGGCTTAGGAGAGAAGGGAGTGAATAGGAGTGCCGTGCTGACCCATTGGAAGCAATCTAAGAGCATCCCTGAGGGATGGAAGCTGATGAATTACGGACTCGACTTCGGATATACGAATGACCCGACTTGTATAGTCGCAGTTTATACCGATGGACACGGATTTCTCTTGGATGAGATATGCTATGCAACGGGACTCACGAACTCGGCAATATGCGAGACGATGAGACTAGCGGGCATCCAAAGAGATGACGTCATCATCGCTGATTGTGCTGAGCCTAAGTCTATAGACGAGATACACGGACACGGATTCAACGTGCACGCTTGTCGTAAGGGAGCAGACTCAATCAGGTCAGGTCTCGACTTCCTACGCTCACGCCCCCTCCTAATCACAGAGAGAAGCCTCAACGGAATTAAGGAGCTAAGGAATTACAAATATAAGGAGGACAAGAACGGCAATATCTTGAACTCTCCCGTCGATGCCTTCAATCATTTTATCGATGCCAGTAGATACGCAATTACATTCAATCAAACCAATCCCAACTTTGGCTCTTATGCTCTTGGGTAAGGAATTAACACCTAAATCGTTTTAATAATATGCAGTTCAAAATCCCCTTAAAATACTCAGACTTAAATCTAGGGCAACTGATGACACTTCACACAGAGAGCGACCCGTACAAACGGGTCTCAGCTTGCTCAGATGTAACTCTCGAACAGTTAAGAGAAGCGAGGCTTAAAGACGTGCAAAGAGCAGACGAGTATCTTAAGACAATACTCTCAGAAGAGAGGGGTAAGCATCTCAAGAAAATAAAAGTCAAAGGAGAGCAATACGGCTTCATTCCTAATTGGAGCGAGTTCTCTCTTGGAGAGTGGATTGACATTGAGGAGTATTGTGGAGACTTTTGGAATAACGCTCATAAAGTGGCGTCTATTTTGTATCGACCTATCGTAAGGAGTCAAGGAGATGTGTACACGATTGAGAAGTACACAACGAAAGAAGATGCTGAAATTTTTAAGGAAATGCCTGCCGATATATTTGGAGGGTGTATGCTTTTTTTTTCGACTTCAAGAAGAGAACTGCTAAGCACTATGAAGTCCTCTTTGATGGAGGGGATAGACCATCAGATTCATTTGCTGAGAAGTGGAATTGGTATGCCGTCCTCTACTCCCTATCAGGTGAGGATGTCCTCAAAATGGATGCGGTTTCTGACCTATCTGTCGGGGCTGCTTTCACCCATCTTGCCTTCAAAAAAGACCTTGACTATAAAATGACCCAATCTCAAAAATGATAACATTCAACAACATAGTCAACCGATTCGAGAAGTTTGTCTCTGAGCATCACTTCCTCAGGACGTTCTCTCACGGCTCTCCGTCAGGAGTAGACCTCAATAAGTTCGAGGTTTACCCGACTCTTCATCTCGTCTACACGGGAGCTAACTATGACTCAACGTCTAAGGAATACAGCTTCGAGGTGTACATCCTAGACCTACCCCCTGACAAAGCCGACAAGGTAGACAATCAGCAACAGCTCATCAGTAACGCTGAGCAGGCAGCAGAGGACATTTTAGCCGATTTAAGGAACGGAGGCAACATCTTCGACTTCGGACACCTCTACACCCTAACGAGCGCAAATACAACGCCCCTAGAAGAGACCACATCCAACTCACTCTCAGGAGTGCTCTTGACTATTGCTATCGAGGTAGGCTTTGAGTACGACTCTTGTAACGCCCCTCTATCAGGAGTCACCCCATCGGGGTCAGCGTCAGAGAGCTTGATAGGTCGTCAATCTATTGTCAACGTAACGGGCGGAATCGGCACAACCAACTTGACGGGCGCAGCCTTGACAACTTTATCTCTTAATAGCACTAATAATTGGACGAGCTATAATTACAATATGAACGGGTCAGCGTCATTTTTAAGCAACTTCGTATTAGGCAGACACGAGATTCACGGACTGAACAGCAAGACCAACGTCAAGCTCGACATCACGCTGTCAGTAACGGCATCAGCAGCGACGACATTTACAATCACAACGTCAAACATAGGATTCAATTTTGGATTAAGTGAGAATGTCGTATTTACATCAGCAGGCACAAAAGAGGTCTCGTATTCTGTTAATGCAAACAGCGAACTCACAGACGACCTTTATACCCAATTCAAGATAATGCACGCTATCTCAGGAAGCGTAGAAATTAAATCATTCACTTACACAATAACTGACCCTCTTTCAGCATAATATGGCACACCACGAACTCACAGAAGAGGAGCGATTTGCGCAACCTTCAAAAGAACAGATTGACCTTTGGGAAAGGGTATTCTCTATCCTTGACGACATCGAGGACAGACTTCAAAAACTAGAATCAAAATCAAAATAAAAAATGTTAGAATTCATTTCATCAAATTGGGCAGCATTGCTCATCGCAGGGCTTGCCTTTACTAAAGTAATTGTCAACCTAACCCCCTCAGAGAAGGACAACAAAATCTTCGCTTACATCGACGACTTAATCAATTACTTTGTCACAGACAGACGAATATAAAAACTACAAAAAAGCCTTAGCTAAGTATGCCGAAGTCTTGAATAACGCTGCCAAGAGAACACTTGGCACTCGAAGGATAGGCAAAAATAAAAGCTACGGAAATGCCTCAGGAAAGCTCAGGAAGAGCCTGACCTATCAGTTCTCAGGGAACTCGGTAATGTTTGGCTCTCCTCAGCCGTCCTCGAAGTTTATCTATTGGGGAGTGAATGGAACATCTAAGAAGCGAGGCTCACCTTTCTCTTATGGTTCTAAGCAACCCCCATCAAAGGCTATCTTGGAGTGGATGAGAGTGAAGCCTATCAGACTAAGAAACGAGAGTGGACAATTCATTCAGCAGACTCCTTCCCTCTTAAATTCTGCAGCGTTCTTAATAGCAAGGGCAATCAAAAAGAAGGGCATCGCAGGACTTAGATACTATGAGAAGGCTTTTGAATATACATTCCCAAGAGCCGAGAAGGAACTCGGAGAATCATTTGCAAAAGACCTCTTTTCTAACTTCTCCGCTAAAATTGGAAACATAAAACTGACCCCGCAATGAGTGCACAAATAGACAGTAAGCCAACGCTTATAATCCCCGCAAATCAGCCTCTGATATTCACTATCTCGGACACTGGTTCAGCTCCTGATAGGTTCGTCGTTTGGGTCAAAGAGGACGGGACTGAGATAGCTAAGCTCTACCTAACCCCCAACACAAACGACAAAGTGCACTTCAATCTAGCTGAGGTCGTTAGAGAGAGGGTTAAAGTAGACGACAAAATTAGAGACGAGAGTGCTACGTTATTAAGCTACTCGACGGCAGGAATAACAACGGGAAGGAACGGGCTCAAGAAGTACACAGTTGAGGTCGGCACTTACACGGGAACAACTGAGTCAAGCGTCCAAGATTCTGACGATGTGTACTTACTCGACGGAGCTGAGCAATTAAGCTCAGGTCTACACCCATCCTTTGCTGACTACTATCCCACAGCAAGCACAAAGAAGTCTTGGCTAACTGACCGAGAGGCTGTCAGCAATGTGATAGAACTTGACGCTAGAGAAGAGGATGAGGGATGCATTGCGTTTCTACAAGATTCTAACATCATAAGCGGAGTCTCGACGTTTGTTTTTGTATCATTCTACAACAGCTCAGACACCCATCTTCAAACGACGAGCTACACAATCACCACAATCGGAGGACAAGCCTTAGCAGCAGCAGACAATAATCAGAAGCTGACTTACTTTATGGGCTATCCTAAAAATTTAGAGAGTTGGGCTTCGACACTCAATAAGCCGTCTAATAATCCGACGTGGGCATACTATACAATCAAACTTATGGACGGGTCTGTCGCTCAATGTAGCAACGCTGTAAAAATAAACAAAATGTGCGGAGCTGTTAAGCACGAGAACACTCAGCTCGCTTGGACAAACTCTGTCGGAGGGTGGGACTCTGTGACTTTCACGGGTCGCACAGAGCACTCTGAGACTACCAAGAGTAAGCCCTATATAAAGCAGATTGGAGATTGGGATGCTTCGACGTATACCTTCCTACCTCAAGCTCGTGAGAGCGTAGACTATCAGAAGTCAGCTCAGGCTAAATTTAAGCTGTTTAGGCTAGACTTCTCATTCTCTGAGATAGCTCTTATTAAGTACGCCCTTCGCTCTGATAATGTGATGATAAGAATAGCTGATGGAGCTTGGCAGCCCGTGATAATGGACACAAAGTCTTATACTATCAAGGAAGCCTTTGCGGGGATGTTCTCTGTGTCTTTAAATGTAACTCTAGCGCAACCGATAAAATGCTAAGACTGACCCTATGGAATACGGCTGAGACAGAACAGCACACGATTGAGCTGTACAAGCACGCCCCCGTCAACTTGAATTATCAATTCACGGACGTCACTCAAATCAATAAGACTATAGGGTCTTACTCTCAGACATTTAGAATCCCCGCCACAAAAGCGAATACCGACTTCTTTGGAGACATCCAGAATCCTGCTGTTCAAAGTACATCCGCTCTAATTAATGGCAACTATAACGTAAAAAAGAAAATAAGAGCAGAGCTGTCTTTTAATAGTGTTAATTTATTAAGAGGCTACGTACAGATAAAGGCTGTATACATTCAGAAAAAAGATTTCGCTGATATTGAGATTATCTTCTTTGGCGAGTCTCTTGATATGGCTAAGAAAATCGGTGACAAGATGCTCACAGATTTAGCCGATACATCTATGAATCACACGCTCGACATTTCGGCAATTACTGACTCGTGGGCAGGAAGTTCGGCAGCTCCCTTTGATGGAACTCTTAGATATGGCTTATTCGATAAGGGTGAGAATTGGTCTGGAGCAGACGCCTTCACGGGAAATCCGTTGCTAGGTGACGGACGACTATTGCACGGAGATTTTACTCCATTTGTACGAATCCGAAAGCTCTTAAGCCTTATTTTAAGCGAGGCAGGATTCACATATACGTCGAGCTTTATCGACGGCTCAGATTGCGATAACATCTATATGCCTGCCTATGCAGGAAGCAAGACCCCACGCTCTGAAAACTACGAGCCAGAGTCCGAGCATTTTGGAGTCTCAATAGGGAGCAACTTTACTCTGTCAAATACAGACACTCTCTTAACTATGAGAGACGACTATACAAGCGAGGGAGGATATGATTACTCGAATAATTGGTTTAACTCTTCAAATCAATTCGACGCACCTTATGACGGTTTCTTCACCTTTACAATTAATGCAAAATACACGATGGGAGGCTCGACTATTCCCTACTATAAAGTCTCTTGGAATGGTTGGTCAGGAGGCGGAGCTTACGCTTTCTACACTTGGTCTGACGGCAGCACTACAAGAAACGGAGTC